TGATGGTCGTATTCCCGTGCGTGTAATTTAATTAATAACAAAAGAAAGGAGAAACAACTATAATGGATCCAAATGTAACAGTTGACCTGATTGGTCAGAATGGAATGGTTCAGGGTGCAGTCGCATCTAAGTTCCAAGCAAACGGAAATTTGAATATTGGGGCAATGCGCCCATTCATTCATACCGATGGCAGACCCTATATTTCAGTATATATGGGGGGTGATGTTAAAGACCCTAAAAGTTATCATACCCAGATGGTGGCCAATGGAACTCTGAGAAGGGATGAGTGGAAAACCTTGGATGATGCTTTGCTTTCTGTAGCCCGTTATCGTTTAGGTGGTATTCAGGATTTGGAAAGCCTTGGATTGGTGTATAACCTTGCCAACGGTATGGGAACCACTGTATTGGAATGGCATACTGTGAGCGGAAGCATCAAAGCGGTAATGACTATGGATGGAGTGAACCGGGGATTGAATGATCGCCCAAATTACAAATATCACTATCTGCCTATCCCTATTGTTCATGCCGATTATGAAATCAGCGCACGTGATTTGGCTTTAAGTCGGAACATGGGAAATCCTCTGGACACCACTGATGCTGAATTTGCAACCCGATCTGTTTATGAACAATTGGAAAATATGCTGTTCACTGATACTGATTATTCTTTCGGGGAAAAGGACAGTAACAGCAGAAACACCATTTACAGTTATGTGAACTATCCTGATCGCAATTTGGTATCTTTGAATCTGGAATGGAATGATTCAGCCAAAACCGGCAAACAGATCGTGGATGATGTGAACCGTATGAAAGCAGCTTTGGTTGCTAAACATCAATATGGGCCATATTACCTGTATGTACCAACTGCTTATGATATGATATTGGATGATGATTATAGTACGTTGAAAAACGACAACACCATCCGGGAACGTATCATGAAAATTGAAAACATTAAGGCTATCAAAGTGAATGATACTTTGGAAGCTGACAATGTCCTTTTGGTTCAGATGACCCCAAGCACCATTCGCCTTGTAAAAGGTATGGGCATTCAGAATCTCCAATGGGGTACTGAAGGAAACCTGATTGACAAGCATAAAATCATGACAATTCAGGTTCCTCAGATCAGAAGTGATCAGGAAGGTCAGTGTGGAATTGCTCATTTAGCTTAATAAACTCATTTGACTAATCAAGTCAATTATACCTTTAATAAAAATGGAAAGAAAAACAAAACCATCAGTAACTCCGATTGTAAATGTATCCAAAGGGGCTGAAGAATCCCAATTGGTAACATATCGTAAAATTGGAGGGGGTTCATTTAATCTGAAGAACCGGATTATTAAACCAAATGAAACTTTCACTGCTTTACCTTCAGACATTCCAAAAGCTTTTTTGAATGCTTTGATTGTAGTTACCCCGGCTGAGAAGCAGGAAGAACCAAATGTGAATTTTCAGAAGCCAGAAGGGTTCAAAGAAGTTTTTTCATTGAAAAAAGATGAAGAAAATTCAACACAAAAGAACCCTATGTTTCATATTGTGAGCAATACCGGCAAACAGATCACTGAAGAAAGCCTTGAAAAAGAAGAGGCTGAACAAATGCTAAAAGCTTGTAATTAATGAAGTGGAGCGTACCAAAGATATGGAATGGGGGGGATGTTTGGATATTAGGTGGGGGGCCATCTGTTATTGAACAGTTTGAGATACCTGCTGATGTTGTGCAAAGTGTCACATCCAAGCTTTCCCCTCCTTCTTCATATTCCGAACATTTATCATTCCTACATGATAAGCACGTGATTGGAATCAATATAGCTTACTTGATTGGGGATTGGATGGATATGATATTTTTCGGTGATGGTAGTTTTTTGGATGAGCATGCAAAATTGTTAAGAGTACATCCTGCCATAAAAGTAAGTTCAGCCCCGGTCACAGATCGTATAGAGTGGATTAAATACATGTTAAGGGAAAGAAGCAAACCCCGTGGAATAAGTACCAGACCGGATATGGTTGCTTGGAATCAGAATAGTGGGGCAGCAGCAATAAGTGTGGCTGTTCATGCGGGGGCTAAAAGGATATTTTTATTGGGGTTTGATATGAAGCTAAAAGCGGATGCCCAACATTGGCATTCTGAATATCGTACCGCAGGAGTAAAAGCCCGGGCACTTCCTTTCAATCGCCATTTACAAGGGTTTCCATTTATTGCCGCTGATGCTAAAAGATTGGGGGTGGAAATATTCAATGTTTGTCCTGAATCAGCTATCCCGGATTTCAAGAAAGTCACTTTAAAGGAAGTCAAATCATGGTTGTAGGGATATGTTCCATTATGAAAGATACTCCAGCAGCTTACTTAAATGAGTGGTTAGTTTGGCACCGTTTGATTGGTGTTAATTATTTCTTTTTGTATGATAATGATTCTGAAATTCCTATTGTCGACACGGTAAAGGATAAAACAGGGGTGATCATATACCAATGGAAAGGGCTTATCCAACAACTTCCGGTTTACAACAATTGTATTGAAAAACAAAACAAAAAACAAACTCCAAAGTGTGATTGGATCGCTTTTATTGATGATGATGAATTTATAGTTATTGAGGAAGGTGAAATCAAGCCCTTTTTAGCCACTATAACAGAATCTGGAATAGGATTAAACTGGATTAACTTTGGCGCAGGGAATCCACGTGAAAAGGGGCTTGTTTCTGGTATTACATCTTGTCTTACGGTAAAGGCAGAAGTAAATAAGCATATCAAGAGTATTGTCAGGCCTGAAAAGGTAAGAGGGTGGCACCATCCTCATTTTTGTAAGTTTAAAACCGGGAAAATTATTGATGTATTTGGAAATACTGTTTTGGGGGCTTTCGTGGAAACCCCTGTTCAACAAAGGGCTTGGATCAATCATTATTATTGTAAGTCAGTTGAAGATTTTGAATTGAAAGTCAAGAAAGGTAGGTGTGACAGCCCTATCCATTACAATATGAGTCAATATCATTCCATGGTTAAGGAAGCTGTGGAGGTTAACACAAAAATAATAAACATTCAAATGGGATTAAAAGCAAAACAAGTCGTACAGATGAGAGATACCAATGGAATCAGGGGTATAAAAGCCTTGATTGCTAAAATTAATGAAACTCAGGATACTTCTGAAATGACGATGGTCGAAATTGGAAGTTACCAAGGGGAAAGTACGGTATTGTTTGCAAAACATTTCAAAAAAGTTATTGCCGTGGATCCCTTTATTGATATGTACGATCCCAAAGACCCTACTTGCCACGAAGCTTCCATGACTCTTGTATATCAAGCTTTTAAAAACAGGATAAAAGAATTTGAAAACATTGAAGTGATAAGAGATTTTTCAGACAATGCCTTGAAGTTTATATCGGAAGTTGATTTTGTGTATATTGATGGCAACCATACTTATGAACAAGTAAAAAAAGACATTGAAAATTATATCCCTAAATCCCGTTGTTTTATTGGGGGTCATGATTATGTGGAAGCTCCTCATCTGGGGGTTATCCAAGCTGTGGATGAAGTTTTTACTGCTCCTGATTTTACTTTTCAAGATCATAGTTGGCTGAAAGTTTTACCAAAAAAGGAAATCCCAAAAGACACTATTGCTTTAATCACTCCAACCGGGGGAAGGGAAAAACAAATTGAACTTTGTGCTAAATACATGAAGGCCCAAACATATCCGGGTAAAGTACTTTGGGTGATAGTGGATGACTGTGTACCAAAAACAACAGAAAGTATTAAACAGGGTTTTAAAGACAATTGGGATATCATTCATGTGAACCCAGCCCCGGTATGGAGGGCGGGGCAGAACACCCAAAGCCGAAATTTGAAAGCTGCTATTAACGAAGTTAAAAAGCATGAAGTATCCGAAATATTTATAATTGAGGATGATGATTGGTACAGCCCTGAATACCTGAATGTGATGCGGGAAAAGTTAAAGGGATTTCAAGTTGCCGGGGAAGCTTTAACCTATTATTTTAATGTGGAAATAAAGGATGGTTATCGAAATCAAAATCATAAACATTCCAGCTTATTCCAAACAGCTTTTAAAACCTCAGCTTTACCCGCATTTGAAAGGGCTATTCAAAACCAAAAGTTTATTGATTTGGATTTCTTTCGTTCCCTTCCTTCTGGGGTTGTAAATTTGTTTGAGGGAGGGGATTTGGCTGTGGGAATAAAGGGGTTGCCCGGTCGTGCTGGTATAGGTTCAGGGCATAACATAAGATCGTTTAAAAAGCCTGAAACCACGGTATTTGAAAGATTGCAAATTTTGAAAAAAATGATTGGCAAAGACTATCTAAATTATATTTGATGAACCTCCATAAAAATAATCCAATATTTGTAACAGGAGTGGAAAGAAGCGGGGCATCCCTTATAGCCCGGGCATTGAGTATGACCGGAGGGGTGTGGACAGGTAGCATGACGGGGATGTATGAAAATTTTCGATTAAAACATTTATGTGAAGACCTTGTATCCACGTATAGTGAAAATTTATTTCCTGAAGTGGATAAGGTTAACATGGATTTGAAAGCTTCAGTGGAATATAATTTGTTGGTTCAGGGGAGAAATGAATTTGATGAAAATCCTTGGATGTTTAAAAGTTCATTATTAACCCCTCTTTGGAAATTATATACGGATCTGTATCCTGATGCGGTATGGATTGTGGTACGAAGAAAGCCCACTGAAATTGTAAATTCTTGTGTGAAAACAAATTGGATGTGTACATTCAAAAATCCAGAGATACGAAAATTAGTGGGGGTGACTACGGAGGAGGAAGGGTGGATGTGGTTAATTCACAAATATGAAGCTGAATGGGTAAAAATGAAATCCCACGGACTGAATATGATTTTTGTCTGGCCTGACCGGGTATTGGAAAATGATTTTTCTCAGCTGCAATCTTTATGTACTGATTTAGGTTTATCATGGAATCCGAAAATTGAACAAACATTAACTGAATTAATTCATAAAAAATAATATCATGGTAAGAGTTACCGCAACAGAAGTAAAAGCAATATTGGATGAAAGTTCACTGACTGACCCGCAAGTTGATGTTTATATAAGTAGTGCCAACGTGATGGTGAATAAAGTTTTGGGAACTGAGGTGACCGATATTTTGAAAGAAATTGAACGATGGTTGACTGCCCATATGATCACGATCACCCGGGAACGTCAGGCAAAAAAAGAAGGTGCTGGAGGGGCTTCTATTGAGTACACCGGAAATTATGGAGAAGGTTTGAAACAAACTTCATACGGTCAGATGGTTTTAAATTTGGATTCATCAGGTTCTTTTGCGGCTTTAGGAGGCAACGCAGCCTACACTTTTGCCATCCCTTATTAACCTGAAATATTATAGCTAATAAATAAAATTTATGTCTTATCAACATTAATTAATTTTAACCATCATTGTATTTAATGTTGTTTTTATTCGATTTAAAGCATTTATGTTGAAAGTGGCATAAGTATATCAATTGAAAAAGATAATGTTATTGGGTATAAATCAAGTAGTTAGCAAAGCATCAACATTTAATATAAAATTAATTTATCATTAAATATCATTCAATGAGCATTCAAAATTTCATAAAAAAAGTATGCGTTCAGACAGCCGTTTATTGGGGCAATCCGGTTAATGATGGATTTGGGGGTAAGACTTTTGATGCACCAATTGAGTTGAAATCCCCAAACGGGGTACGATGGGAAGACAAGCAACGCATTGTTAAAAACAATCAGGGTGTTGAGCAAATAAGCAATGCTTCAATATTAGTCACCATAGATTTACAAATTGAAGGGTGGTTGTATTTAGGAGATTTGGATTCAATTCATGATTCTGAAGAAAGTAGTTCTGGGGATTATTTGAATCCAAAAAAAGTAAATGGGGCTTATGAAATTATTGCTTTTGATAAAATACCTGAAGTCAAATCCACTGACAAATTTATCAGAACTGCTTATTTAGGAAAATAATAATGAAACGGGGAAAAGTTAAATTGGTAGGTATTGAAAAGGTGATGAGAAATCTTCAAAGGGAAATAAAAAACATTGAAGGTTTAAGCATGAAAGGTTTGATCAGGGCTGCCATAATTATTAGAAGGGATATGGATAAGACTTCCCCATTGATCCCTTTGGATAAAGGAAATTTGAGGGCAAGCTTTTATACTGTTACAGGAAGAAACTTTTTGTCAGATATAGCTGAATCCAAGAATCCCAATTTTAGAGGAAAGGGAAAAGCAGAAATGAGCACCAATCATGCAAAAGATTTAAGCGGGGCAAAAAGTATTGCCGGGGATAAATTAATTGTAGTGATGGGGTTTAGTGCAGTATATGCTATGTGGGTTCATGAAATGATGGGCAATTCAAATGGTACATGGAGCAGACCGGGGAGTGGGCCAAAGTTTTTTGAGTACAGTATAAATCGAAATGCAGCAAAAGTTTTACAGGAGATAAGGAAATCAGCAACGATTAAAAACTAAATTATGAAAGCAAGTTCAATTGATATATGTGATATGTTGGCTGATAATTCATCCACAACAAGTTCAGAATCTTTAGGACTTACTTTTGGGGAAAATTTGTTTGTAGGAAAGGAACCAGCAAAACCAAACATATGTGTAACGGTATTTGATACCTCAAGCATATCCCCTGCACTGAATATAGGAACTAAAATCAGCAAATATGAATATCCAGCTGTTCAAATAAGAGTTAGATCAGACAATTATGAGGATGGATGGGATATGGCGCAATTTATAGCGGATTCACTACATGGCCGGGCAAATGAGACATGGAATGATTCGTTTTATACTTTGGTGGTTGTCATCAATGGCCCAACCTTTTTGGACTGGGATGAAAACAGCAGACCAAGATTTATTATTAACTTAAATTTACAACGGAGGTAAAAATTATGGATGAACCAGTTGCCGGAAAAGGCACGATATTTCAACGGTGGGACACTGCCGGAACTAAGTGGGATGAAATATCAGAAATTAAAGGGATTGATGGCCCATCGAAATCCCGCTCAACAATTGATACCACAGTGCTTAATGCTGTGGTAGGGTACAAGACCTTTATTGGAGGTTTAAGGGATGGGGGTACTGTAACTTTGGATATGATTTTTACCCGGGAAGGGTATGACTTGATGAATGCAGATTTTGAGGATGATGATTTGCAGAATTATGAAATCATTTTACCTGATTTAGCAGAAACCAGTTTTGAATTTGCTGCGTTGGTTACTGAAATTGGATTATCAATTACGGTTGATGACGTGATCAAAGCTCCGGTGACTTTAAAAGTTTCAGGGATTATCGTAATAAACAGCGGGGCAAATAGCAGTCTTCATGGATAATATTTATTTCTGCTCTAATCACGGGCTAATAAAATAATCATTTACACTTAATTTAATCAAAATGAAAACATTGGATCGCAAAGGCTTATTGAAAAAAGAAGTATGTAAAATTGAACAAGTACAATTGGATGAAGAAACCGTGGTGCACGTACGTGAAATGTCCGGTAAGGAAAGGGATGAGTTTGAAAACAGTATTGTGAAGCAAGTTAAGGTTGGGGATAAAATGGAACAGCGTCAAACACTCGAAAATTTCAGGGCAAAACTTGCTGTTGCTACTTTATGCGATGAAGAAGGAAATCCCCTGTTGACTATTGCTGACGTGGAAACATTATCCAAAAACATGACCGCAAAAACATTGGATAAAATTGTTGAAGTGGCTTCCCGTCTTAATAAGGTTTCAGAAAAGGATAAAGAGGAGTTGACAAAAAACTAAAAAGCCGCCCTGAACGGCAATTTTATTTCAGGCTTTGCCGGGAACTTAAATTTGCACACCCGGATATATTGCTGGAACAATTAACCTCATCCCAATTATCTGAATGGGTAGAATATGACCGGATGGATCCAATTGGGGAATTGCGAAATGATTACAGGTTCAGTTATATGTTTTCATTGATGACTAATTTGGTTATTCGGGCTGTAGGTAAGCAAGGGGCAAAATTGACTTCAGTAAAAGATTTTGAATTTCCATGGAACGTAAAAGTTGAGGATAAAACGCAACAATCCGCAGAGGATATGAAAACAATACTCCTTGCTTTTACAAAATCTCATAATCGAAAAGAAGCTAAAAAACAAAAAATATGAATATAGGTGGTTTAATGGCAACATTGGGTATAGATTCGCAGCTTTGGAAATCGGAGCAGGATTTAAAATATTTTCAGAAGTCCGCAGAAAATTCTTTAACCAAAGTTCAACAAAAAATGGATAAGGTTGCGGATAGCATGCAAAAAGTAGGAACTAAAATGACAATGTTTGTCACAGCTCCTATAATAGCTGCTGGGGGTTATGCTTTTAAAATGGCTTCAGATTTGAATGAGTCTTTGAATAAATCTGATGTTGCCTTTAAAACATCCGGTAAAGTGGTACAGGACTGGAGCAAGACCACTTTAAATGCTTTTGGCATAGCTCAGGGGTCAGCTTTAGATATGGTTAGTATGTTTGGGGATATGGCAACCAGTATGGGATTGCCTACTTCCAAGGCAGCAGAAATGTCTATGAGTTTAGTTGGGCTTGCTGGGGATTTAGCATCATTCAAAAATATTCCTATTGCAGAAACACAGACAGCTTTAGCAGCTGTATTTACCGGAGAAACTGAATCATTGAAAAGGTTGGGTATAGTTATCACTGAAGTAAATTTGAAAGAGTTTGCATTGAGTCAGGGAATCACGAAGAAAATGGAAGCTATGACGCAAGCTGAAAAAGTAAACTTGCGTTATAATTACATAATGTCTGTGACTAAAAACAGCCAAGGGGATTTCACCCGCACGGCTTCCGGGGCAGCCAACCAAATGCGTTCCTTTACGGAGGGTATCAAAGAAACAGCAGCAAGTTTTGGGTCTTTATTACTTCCAACTATAACTTCTGTGATAACATGGGTTAATAGCTTGTTAAAATCCATTATGGGAATGACAGAAACCCAGAAACGATGGTTGATGGGGGCTTTAGCTCTTGTAGCAGCACTTGGGCCATTGGCTTTAGTGATCGGTACTACAATAAAAATTGTGGGGGTTCTTTCTGTGGCTGTAGGGGGATTAACTACTGCAATGGCATGGTTGAAAGTTGCTACTTTATCAAATCCTTGGGGTATGGTTATCACTGCCGTTGCTGCTCTGGGAGGGTTAATGTACACCTATTTTAAAAATACAGAATCAGCAGCCGGGGCGCAAATAAAACTTACCAGTGATTTTGAACGGTTCAATAAATTGAAAAATTCCTTTAATCCTATTTCAGATCAAATGAAAGGGATAGGGGGAATGAACAAAGGGGGTTTGGAAGGTCTTCAAGCTGAAATACAATCCCAAATAGCTCTTGAAAAACAAGCTTCTCTTGATATCGAAAAAGAATACAATAACCGTATTACCACTGACAAAGAATATCTTGCTGCTAAAGTGGGGATGGAAATAAAAGCGGTAACTGAAGCTGAAAAAATAGAAGTGTACAAGAACGAACAAATTGTTTTCAAAAAACAAAAATTGTTTAACGGTTTGAAAGAGGTTGAGTCAGATGAAAATAAAAAGCATTTAACATCCCTTCAAACTTTCCTGAAACAAGTAGAAACCCAATTGACGAAAGTTGGGGGAGCTATTAATGTGAAAGCCCTTGAGGCCACAGAAGCCTTCAACAAAGGCTTAGTTTATATGGCTACGAATGAAAAGTTGTTTGGAACCTCTTTGGATGACGGTAAAAATAAACTGGATTTGTACACCACGTATTTGAAGGCAATGATTGATTCTGGAATAACTTCTGGCAAGGTTATTGACGGTTTGAAAAGTAGGATTGAAGGTTTATCATCAGCCACAGAAAAAGTAAAATCAATATCTGGTTTTGATAATCTTTTAAAAATGCAAAGCGGGTATAAACCCACTAAAGCAAAAGGGGGTTCTTTTGATTTCACCCCGGTAAAACAAGATTTTTCCTCTATGTCTAATCAATGGGCTGGGGATAGTGGTATTGGTTATGATGTTTCTAAAGCTGAAAAAATGGCTGCTGCTAACGTCATTCAAGCAAACACTACGGAAGCTTTAACAAAGAAACTGGGGGATATGTCGAATGAATACCGAAAAGGCGAAATTGCCCAAGCAAAGTTGTTAGAACCAACTAAATGGCAGACTTTTGGGGATGCTATTAATGGAGTGGCTTTAAATTTTCAATCTTTGGGTGATGCGATAACTAAAGCAATGGATGATGGTAAAGTATCCTTTGTTGAAGGGGCTAATATTATAATGCAGGCTGCTTTGAGTATGATTGGTATTCTTTCTGCTTTGGCTGCTGCCCATATGATAACAGCTGAATCCAGTAAAGGTTTGATTGGAATATTGACGGCTGTGGCTGGTTTAGCTTTATTAGCCGGGCTGTTTGCTACTTTTGCCACTCCGAAAAAAGCAACAGGGATGGCAGGGGGTGGAATAGTCCCACAGGGATACCCAAATGACACGTTTCCTGCCATGTTAAGCAGCGGGGAGCAGGTTATACCAGCTAAAGGAGTAAAAGGGCTTAACGCTCAGAATAACATTCACATTACAGTGGCTGGAGTTACAAGAGGTACAGACATTCATTACATCGTGAAAGAGGTTGAACGCAGAAATAAAAATGTGGGATAAATATGGCAACAGAAAAATTTACATATGATTTTCTTGATGTAAAAGGGTTTCATTTTGGCATCAATATTTATAAGGATAATGCAGCAACCCCTTACGTGATCGAAAATGGTTCTGATATGCCTGTGGTTTTATCTCACACAGGAGGGGCAAAAGATGAATGGGACAATACAATACTTCAAGGTCAGGAATTGACTTTTGATTTCCTTATCCCTCAAGCGGATGTTTCAAAGATAAATGAAATATTTGAATCAGAGTACCAAGATTACATGCTTGAGTACACCATGTATCCTGAGGGATACCCATCAGTGTTAATTTTCAAAGGGTGGATAAAACCGGAAAATCTATATAAAACACTCGATACTAATGAACCTCAAGTAGCAATAAAACTTTCAGCCACTGATGGTTTGGGGGATTTAAAAAAGATTGAATTCAGAAACGCTGACCGCTCTTTGATCACTGGCAGGTATTCTTTATTGGCTATCATTAAGAAAGCTTTGACCCCTTTAAATACCGCTTTGAATTTCAACATTCAGTTAAATTCATGGGATACCGGAACCATGACCTATGATGAATGTGCATTGGAAAAGATGTACAGCAATTGTGAGAATTATTTCGAGATATCAGACAATGGTGCTCCCACGGTTATGAATTGTTGGGATGTTATTGAAGCCGTATTAAAGTGTTTCAACGTTAAATTCCACCAATATTTAGGTGAGTGGTGTATAACTAACTTTTTTGAGTTAAACAGCTATTATCATCGTTATTTATCCACTGATTTGTCTTTAATAAGCCGTACATCTAAATTCAATTCTGTAGATTTATCAGATTGGCTATTTTCCCCGGGAATTGATCAACAAAAAATACACCCATTAAAAGCCATCCTCACCAAATCAAAAAACAAAGATGTAGGAGGGGATGTGAGTGGAGCGGATTTAGCAGATTGGGAGGGTTCCTGGACAATAGCTTTTTACACGCATTCTGTATTATCTGGGGGAGTACTTCAATTGACTTCTTTGAGTGGATCGGCTGAAGATAATTTTATTGAATTAGCAAGTGATTTTTCAATATCACAAACCTCTTCAGATGATTATTTGAAAATCAATTTTGATTACAAAATAGAGGCTGTTACATGTTCCTCTTTACCTGAAGACCTTCAATTGAGGGTTCAAATAAAAAGATCAAATGAAACATGGAGCATACCAATTCTTGCCCCATTATATGGAAGGGATTGGATTCACTTTGAAGCTCTTGCCTGTGATGCCTTAAAAATACCAATTGGAAGTGGTTCCTATAACGTGCGTATTAGTTTTGGTACAAAAGATAATTCACGGTGGGATTGGTTAACGGCCTCCTTTAAAATAAAAAATGTAAGTATTCCCAAAATACAAGCAAGTTCAGATCAGTACAACCCGGTAACAATTGATTATGATGAACAATACTATCAGCATAATACAAAAGGGGTTGAAGAACTGAATTTTGAAACTCTGATAGCTGATGGGAAAAGTATAACTGAAACGGGGGCTTTTTTAACTTATGACGGTCAATGGGGAATAACCAGTCATGAATGGAATACTTATACTCACACAGAACAAACCCATATATTGGATTTATGTGTTAGGAATATTCTGGCCAATCGAAAATCCTACAAAGACTTTTTGAGGTTGGAAATTTTTGACTTTTCTAATGTATTGGGGTTCGATAATTATGTTTACATACTTGACAAGATATACGCTTTCAATACATATTCAAAGGATTTTAAAAACTGCAAAATAACAGCAGAACTTATTGAATTAACGCTTTCAGAAGACCTAACAGTGGATTATACAGAATGGGAAGAAGTGGGGCTGAAAAAAGCAACTTTCAAAGGTTCAGAAAATCCTGTTACAAATCCGATTGGGTACTATCAACCTTCCCATGGTTTTTTAGTGGGGGATGTTATTGCGATTGTTGCCCCGGAAGGTGAAGATCCTTATTTTATTTTAGCAACTTTGGGTGGGGATTATTTACCTATTGGGATAGTTTCAGACGTGCTGTCCGGGGATGATTTTAATTATGTCAGTGAAGGCTATATCAATCATCCTGATATTCATTATTTGTTAGGGTATTATTATTACCTTGATTCTGATCATCCCGGTAAAACAGTATTGATTCCAACTTTAGCTGAAAGTGGGCTTGAACAGGCTGTAGGTTTTGGAACCCATTTAGGTTTTAAGGTTGAGATTGATAACTTACAAAGATCAGGAGGAGGAGCGTCAGCACCTACTACCGTTTCAAGTTCATCAACTAACAGCGACAACGGAACAAATCACACGCACGGGCTTGACAATGTTGGAACCGCAAAATCGGTTACACTTGCTTCAATTACAGTTGATGCAAAAGGAAGAGTGACAGCATGTTCTTCCGGATCAG